AGAGTGATGTGTGAGGTCAAAGGGAGACCTATCCAATCTCTTATAAAAGATGATGAAGCTGAAGTTGAAATAGATTTTAAAGGTGTTTGGAATGTGGGTAATTATAGTGGATTTTCATGGATAATTAAATCATGTGAAACGAATGCTTAATCCAATTTTTACTGCTTGGTTTTTCTCCCTCTTCTTTCTCATGAGGGTGTTCCTCTTCATGAGGGTGTTCCTCTTCATGAGGGTGTTCCTCTTCACGAGGGTGTTCCTCTTCATGAGGGTGTTCCTCTTCACGAGGGTGTTCCTCTTCACGAGGGTGTTCCTCTTCACAATGAGAGGTGTTTGACATTTTACAGTCGGGTAAAATTCGTTGAATTCCAGCCTCCTTAAAACCTGTAAATGTAAGCATACAACCCTCTAGGCGAAGAATCTCTTCCTTGATCTCCTTAATACGCACATGATGATCTTTTATTTCATCGCGAAACGTATTCATGGCTGTCTGGATTCGTTCAATATTTTCATCCACAGATACAATAGACATTTGTTATATAAAGTTACTAATCTTTAATATAGTAAATGCTCACGCGGACGGGTTATCTTGTTACAGGTGGGTCATCAATACAGGAAATTAAAAAAGAACTTACGGTAAGACCTGTGGTCAATGGGGATTATGGATTTCCTCCACCCCCTTTTAAAGTTTTCAGAACAACTAAGAATGGAATCTGCATTCCAAGATTCTACGGAACTGCTAAACTTGGGGAGTCTAAAGAGGACCGAAGACCTCAACCAGCTCGTTCAAACGCCAGGTTTGTCGGACAGCTCAGAGACGCAACCCATCAAAATGAGGCACTCGCAGCAGCAATTAAAGCAGGGCATGGTGTCCTTTCTTTACCATGTGGCTATGGCAAAACGACGGTATCCTTGGCTATAGCCTGTAAATTGGGGTATCGTACAATGATTGTCGTCCATAAGCAGTTCCTCGCAGATCAATGGAGGGAACGTATCCAACAGTTTTGTCCAGGTGCTACGATTGGTATAGTTCAACAGGATAAGAAGGAAATCAATTGTGATTTTGTTATTGCAATGCTTCAATCCCTATCCCTCAAGGAGTATTCATTCAGTGATTTTGATTCAGTGGGAACCCTAATTGTAGATGAAGCGCATCATATATGTGCAAAGGTTTTTAGTCAATCCCTCTTCAAAATGTGCCCTAGGCATATATTTGGACTTTCAGCGACACCCGAAAGAAAGGATGGTCTTACAAAAGTACTCCATTGGTTTATGGGCCCAACATTCTTCGCAGTTGAAAGAAAAAATCAGGAACAAGTTGAAGTGTTTCCTATAACATATGAAACGTTTAATTACAGAAACCCACCTCCATCTATGAGAAATGGAAAAGTATCTATGCCAAACATGATCACAGAAGTTGTTGAAGATAGGAAGAGAAATCAGATGCTCGTAGAACTTGTGAAGAAAGCTTCAGCTGGAACTAGACAGCTTCTGGTATTGAGTGATCGTAGACAGCATTGTGAGATGCTCCATCAATGTTTTCCGAAGACTTCGGGTCTCTACATGGGTGGTATGAAAGAAGCTGATCTCCAGGCTTCTTCTAAAAAGAAGATCATCTTCGCCACGTTTAGTCAAGCCCATGAAGGTCTAGATATTCCAACGTTAGATACTGTCATTCTAGCCTCACCTAAATCTGATATTACACAAAGTATTGGACGTATTATGAGGGAGACAAAGGGTAAAAAGAATCATCCCCACATCTATGATATTCACGACCCATGGTCCTTGTTTACGGCGATGTATTATAAAAGAATGAAGGTCTACCGCCAAGGTGGTTTCAAAATACACGGTAAACCTGTGCAGGAAAAGAATACAGAATTCCCTCAGGGAAAGTGCCTGTTTTTATAATCTAAACAATAATTAAATGTCTGGTGCATTAATTCAACTCGTGTCTAGAGGTGTACAAGATGTTTATCTTAATAGTGATGAGGGACATTCTTTCTTTCGTATGAAGTTTACAAGGCATACAAATTTTTCCCAAGCCCCAAAGTTTATAAAGACTGTGACAGATAAAGACCCTGTTTTTACGGTTCCTGTTTTGGGTGATCTTGTGAACTGTTTGTGGTTTGAGGGTGTTAATAAGAATTCAAATGTTTCTTCTAATCTCCTCTACAACTCCACGATAGATCTTTATATTGGAGGTCAAAAAATAGATTCTCAACATTACGATTATTACGCAGATATATGGCCTAATTATCTCGCAGACACGTGGACAAAATCTCAAGAACTCACAAACAAGACAAGTATTTCTCACAGAAACTTTCAACCACTTCATTTCTTTTTCTGTGATCATGGGGCATTTATACCTCTAGTGTCACTCGCACATCATCAGGTTGAAGTTAGAATCAATTTCGATGAAAATAGTTTAAGTGGTTATAGTGATTCACTAAAAAGAATTAATGTATATGCAAACTATATATATTTAGACAAGGAAGAGAGAGAGTCTATGGTAAAGAGACAAATGGACTTTGTGATCACACAAACACAAAAGATGGACTACCCACTTTCCAACGTATTTAATAATGAAATAGAATCCGGTGGTTACAATGACCTGGACCTTTCAAATTTCAATCACCCAGTTAAATCTATATTCTTTGGATATAGCGCCACTAATATTGACCCCACAAATGACCGTTTTACTTTCAAAAATGCAGACATACATATTAATGGTACACCTCTACTGGAAAATATGTCACCCACGTACTTTCATACAGTTCAAAATTACTATAAGTCTAAATATGGTGTCACAGATTATAGGGTTGATTCTGAGGATCTTATGTATACGAGATACTTCGTGTATCACTTTGGTTTAAATGCATCAGACTACAATCCTTCGGGTAGTTGTAACTTTAGTAGACTTGATAATGCTAAACTTATACTAAGGGGTGTGGAGAAGGGTGTTCTTAGAGGAGACCAAACCGATATGAATGTGTTTGCTGTGAATTATAACGTCCTCAGGATCAAGGATGGTTTAGCTGGAATTTTATTCGGTAACTAAAGTATAGATGGGTAGAACAGCTAGGTTCGAACAGATTTATGTTGCAAGTCTAGAAGCAGAACCCGTTGAATCTGAAACTCTCACAGGAGTTAACAGTATTCTAACTAGAGAGATTGAAGCAAACGAGATTAAACTCATTGTTTCAGACGGTGTTAAAGGTCGTTTAGCCCTAGCAAATAACACTCCAACCAAACAATTTTCAGTAGGCGAAAAACTTTTTATTGATAAAGATGATGATATTGTTTTTGATCTTAAAACACGTGGTAGAGCTAGTCGTTTTTTCGTGGAAAACCAATTAGCTGTGGGTACATCTAACCCAACAAATGCATTTCAGGTCAATAGTGGCGCAACACCTAAAGTAATCGTCAGTTTGACAGGTCGTGATCTCATGTCCGTGTCTGGTAATCTTGTAGCTACAAATGTGATTATAAATGACAAACTTACTTTTGGATCAAATCTCTTAATTGATGGTTTATCGTCCAATATCATCACCGTGAATGGTGGTATGAAAACGTCAAATCTGAGTGTTGGCTCCAATGTGATACTTTCTGATACGGGTTATGGCAGTGCTGAGTATCCAAACAATGTAGCTGTCCTAACAGGTAATGTTACCATTGATGGTGGTATGTATATATACGGTAACACCCGAATGTATGGTAATCTTTATGTAAAGGAAACTGCAACATATGAACGTATCATAAATTTAGTTGTTGCCGACACAACTATCACATTCGGTCAGGGTAATGATGGTACAAATGATCCAACGCTTCTCTTTACACACGATCAAGACGAATCAAATGTTGCATTTGGTTTTAGAATTGGTGATAGAGGGAGGGAAATGGCTTTGTTCCAAACACCCGGTGGTCCATTAGATTCAACATTCACAGTAGATGATACGTTATCTACAAATCTTCACGTTTTTGGTGATATATATACATCCAATAATGTTGGAGTTGCAAATATACACCCAGTTCATAATCTTTGTGTAGGTTCTAACCTTTTTGTTGAAGATACAGGATCTAACGTTTTGGAAGTTTTTGGGAATACGTACACTGGTGCTCTGAAGGTGGGATCTGGTGGTATTTCTGTTGGAAATCTCCTCACTATGTTACCCGGTGCGGAAGCACCTGTGGTGATAAACAGTAATGTACAGATGAATGCTTTACGCACAACGGGTACAGCACCAACTGGTATATCCAATCTGACACCTACTAACATTCTGTCAATAGGTGCAAAGATATATGCTAACCTAACAGCTGCAAACACTCTCACAATTTTTGGTAATACCATGACAACAAATTTAATTACACAATCTATTAGTTCAACTTCCAATATAACGGTTCACGCTGACAGATATGGTGGTGATAGTCTTGTAAATCCACTTATCCTCAAATCTGGACCAACAGCTTCAAATGTGAGCTCTATAGATATATATGGTGCGAGTACTTCTAACACCCATCAAAACATTAGGTTTAAAACGAAAAACCGGGAACAGATGAGAATTTCATCATCGGGTAATATCGGTATTAATCATACAAATCCAACACAAAAACTTACTGTATGTGGAAACGTTCATACACAAGGTAGCAATGTAGTAATGTTTGGAAATACATGGGGAACCACCGGAAATACGTCTATGCAAATTCATTCTAACCCCGTGACAGGTGAAAATACAATTGAAAGTATTGTTGGTTCGGGTAAGGGTGTTAATTTCTATGCGAGTACAACATCTATTATGGGTACTCCAAAATTGTCCATATTGGAATCAAGTAATGTGGGTATAAACGTTGCAAACCCCATTGGAACACTTCATACATCGGGTGGTACAGTATTTATCAACGACCAAGTTGTAAATAGAAATAGTTATAACCATTTGGAGACACCTCTCGTCGTAACAAATTCCAGTGTGGTCACAAGTACAGATGATGATCGAGATGTTATGCAGTTATGCCGCGAGGGACCCGGTGATAGTTATGGTGTGAGGGCTACATTTAAACTTGGAAAACACAATATTGTGGATGAGGCATCTAGATCACAACTTGATATCTATCTCGCAGATGATAATTATAGTGATGAAATTGATATCCTAACTTTACGAAGTGATGGTAGAGTTGGTATTGGATCAACACAACCCGAAGCCTTCCTAGAAGTGATAAGTTCCGGAGTTGGAAATGCCAGACAAAATAGTTTAATGGTACATAATCACGCTGAAACACCAGGTGTTGCAGGTGATGCAATTATAGCTGCACAAACCGATGTACTTGTAGGTAATGCTTTTACCTCCTATATTCAATCTGAGGATGACACTAACCCCCGTGGGTGGTCGGTGGGTGTCACTGGTACTCGTGATTTTAGAATTACACGGAATATAAATAAAGTGAGTCAATCGGATGATGTTGGTATATACATAAATGGAAGTTCACGCAACGTGGGTATTGGCACAGATGTACCACGTGGTAAGTTAGAAGTTAACGGTAACGTTGTGATTGGTCAAGAACTTTCATTTAGTGGTTTAACTGGTGATGAATTTAGTAATACTCGAATTATTGAGAGACGTTATAACCCCGCTCAATCTAGAAATGAGTTACTTCTCTTTAAAGGTAATGACGGGTCTTCAGTTGACCAGGGTCCAGATAGAATTAGACACATCGCAGCTGAACATGTATTCCAAACATATACATCGTCGGGTGGAACACTTTATGGTAGTGGTAAAATATTAGAGGAAATGGATGGTCTTACCAATAAACCACTCGTTGTCACAGACGCGGGAAATCCCGGTATAGTTGTTGTTGGTGGTAATAGAAATACCGCTGATAATAGAGGTGCGAATACAAAATTAGTCGTCAATGGTGATATCGAGTTCGATGGTGGTGGTTCTTTCAAATTAACCGGTCTTGAGTTTTCAACAAGTGATTTGGGATTCAATATTATAAGGAGTAAACTTGATGGTGCAGCGCGCCGACCAATCACATTTGTTCACGAAGTTGATAATGAAAACGACTCGGAATTTGCTCGTTTTGATGAAAATGGAAGACTTGGTTTAGGTTTATCCTCGCCAACTTCCAATATACACATATATGACACAAATGAAGGTGATGTAAATATAATGAAACTTCAGAGTATTGGTAACGATAAACAAACAAATATACTTATATATACAAACGATGGTGAAGGTGGTTTTATTAGAGGATATAGTAACGTTGATGACAGTACAACTGGTCTCTGTTTAGGTGTAGCCAATAATAGTACGATCACAAGTTCACTTCATCTTGTTCATACGAGTAATGTAGGTGTTGGTACACCTACACCCGCTCGTCAGTTCCATGTTGTTGATCATAGACTTCCTATTGGTTTGACAGGTGTTATGAGAGTGGAGAGTATATTTTCGAATGCCAGTATAGAGCTTACAACTACTGGAGGTAACTCTAACATTTACGCAGATAGAACAGGTAATGTATACATACAGCCATCTTCTCCAAATCAGCCTACCACAATTGTAAAGAGTGATCTTTCAATTGAAGGTGCACTCGCGGTAGGCGGAAACATTGATTTCTCGGTAATTGCTGTAAATTTGGGTGGTAGAGGGGCTGCCACAGATCTTGAAATCGGTGGTGGTAGTATCATAGGCTCCAATGAAGTATCTCGTAAAACATATTCCAAGACTTTCTCTGTGGGGCAGGGTGACGCTAAAGATATTCAATTTATGTTTGGTAAAGGCACCTTCTACGCACATGTAACCATTATACTGAGAAGAACAGATAATTCAACAGTTGAAGATTCAAGTACCATGCGCCTCGATGTACAAGGTGGTACAGGTGATGAGTCACAACCAACTAAGGATTTAACACTTGGGCAATTGATGTTATTTGGTGATGACACAAATGCGTATCCATGGGATCCTGTAGTTTCAACTGGTCAGAGAGGTGTGAATATAGTTCCATATAACGTAGATTCGGCTCGCGAATACTCGTTCGATGTTTTCGTAGAACTAACCTCAGCGCGTGGAGGTAAACTTGAAAAAATAACCAGGCAACTTACACTTCCTGAAAGACTTGATAATGGTCTCGGTGGTCAGGTTGATATTGCCACTTTTAACTATTAATTTTACCATTCGGGGAAAACCCAAAGGTAGAATCAATTTAAAACAAATTTACGCCCTGATGGAATCAGAGACGGCTAAGAATATGACGCCAACAATGAAAGCCATGACGACGTAATTACACTCAGTTTCTTCGATGCCAGTTTCTGGCTTGACATCAACCTTCTTTGTGACGACGGGTTGTTCGTGTCGCACGGGAGGTTCCAGTTCCTCCAAAGGACAGTAACCTATCATTTATACTTTACTTAGAGATTAATTTCCGTTTTCTTCTTTCGGCGGGTTCTCTTTGGCTTGGATCCACCCACCGATACCTCTTTAACCTCACCACCAGTTGATTCTCCTGAAATGGAGATAATGTCAGATACATCGTCATCATCCTGATCAGGTTCAGGCGCGGTGTTGTTACTCCGCATAGTTGTATTCATAGGTGGAGGAGGTGGCATCATCACACCACCCATAAGACTGGAAATATCAATTCCTGGACCCTGCATCTCATATTGACCGGTGCCACCAACAGGTGCTGCATCAGCAGATCCAGATGGTGCACGAGTTGTGTTTTGAACGGCGGACATCATATTCTTGACCAGATCTGGGTTTTGCTTGAGAACATCGTTCATATTGGGCATCACAGACTTGAACATGCTGTTCGTGAGGTGGAACATCATCGCAGAACCACCCAACATCATAATAAGTTTGACTTCTGGCGCAACATTGACCTTAGATCTATACTTCACATAGAGCTCTTCAAATACACCATCATAGTCATCAACATTCTCCATTACCGACTCAGACCAACCATCGAGTTGTATCTCAAATGGGTTGTATCGTTTATTAAGGAACTCCAAGCCAGTCACACATGCGACAAGCATGCGTCTAGAGAACCTAACTGACTGTTCAACGTCAATACTGTATGTAATTCTCTTGACTTCTGTACGAAGTTCCTCAACATTAGAATATGCGTTCAACCTTTTATTGACAGCAAACCCCTTCTTCTCAAGCCGACCCAATTTATTAATGAGATCCGCCTTCTCTTCATCTACGGAATTGTACCCCTTAGATGGCGCCTCACTCTGGTGCCCCGGTCCTTCATCGTCGTCATCAAAGAACATTGGTTCGTCTTCACCATAGTCAATTTCATCCTCCATCTGTGGTTGAGCGGGAGTTGATTGTTTGTTTGGATTCACAAAGGCATCCATAGATTCCTGATGTTGCATTTGGGGTGGGGGTGGTCTGCTGACTACAGGGCGTCTCACAGGCTGAGGACGAGTAGTAGATATTTCAATTTCATCCATGAGGGCCTGTTCATCGGCATCTAGTTTCATAACATTAGTGCTTCCACGATCAATGACAATTTCTTCGTCCATCTACTCTCTATACGGAAACTATTAATTAACCTTTAACGCATTTTTAAAAAAATATATGTACAATATAAATGTACAACCTTAATCGTGCCAACCGTAATGCTCTTGTGAGTATTTTCAGCCTGATCGCTGTGATATTTATTCTTGGTATTTTCAAGACTACCAGCAAGTATCAACCTAGACCAATTGTCATTAAGGCTGTCAACGAGAAGTCTCTTTTTGACCTCGAGAACCGCCTCGAGTGTGCCCCTGGTCATACCAGTGAGGGTAGCCCCTACACTAAGAGCCTTACTCCAGGTGGCCTATGTGGTGCTCAAAAACTCGTGTCTGAGCAAGCGGGATATGAGATTGAGGATGGAATCGGTGGATCTTTAATCTAAGCTATTATAAATGGCTTTGGTTACTTCCCCCCAAACTATTCCAGATCTTGATCATGAATATTATACCATAACTGTTGATTCAATTGGTCAAGACAGTGCCAACACTTTTACTTGTCATCTTCAGCAACCCCTCAAGAATGTTATTCAGGCTAGACTTCTCGCCGCCCACATTCACTCCAATGTTGTCACAGAACACTGCTATGTTTCCGTTGAAGAATTGGATACCATCTTTAACGACAGAGCTTCCAACGTTCTCACTGGTCAATCTCATATGAGTATGATTAGGGGTTCTTTCGCGAGTATCGTGACAGATAGTACGACTCATGAAGCCGGTAACTCCCTCATCAGCTTTAAGGACAACTATCCCATCGTTAGCCAGTATGTGAACCCAATCCGAAGAATTGATCGCCTCAGTGTTACAATTAGAGATCAAACTGGTACCACTATCAAAAACTCTACGAATGATGGTGCTAACTTTTTAGTTTTTAGATTTGTGTGTAGAAAACCAAACTTGTAATTTTCTTTAGTTAAAGTAGTAATAAACATGTCTTCAGGTATTGTTCAATTAGTAGCAATCGGCGCTCAGGATGAGTTCATAATGGGCAACCCAGAGATATCGTTTTTTAATTCCACGTTTAAAAGACATTCCAATTTTTCACAATCCGTTGAAAAGCAGACGATACGCGGAGATGTGAAAAATAATTCGATGTCAAGTGTCCAGATCGAAAAGTCTGGTGATATGCTTGGCTACATTTATATGACCATTGACGACACCACTCAAGCCATTGATACTTCTCGTTGGGATCTTCTAATCGATAAGATTGAACTCCTCATAGGTGGTTCCGTCATCGATACACAAGATGCAGTTTTTACTGAAAATATCGCCATAGATACATTCGCTCAAAATATATCACGGAGTGCACTTGGTACACATGCAGGTGTGAGCGCGCGTTCCTTTTTTTATCCACTCAGATTCTTCTTTTGTGAAGGACCACAATGTGCACTCCCTCTCGTAGCTCTGAACTACCATAATGTGGAGTTAAGAATTCATTGGGGTGAACAAGCCGCCGACTATAATTTTGAGATGTACGCAAACTATTACTACCTCGATAACGAAGAAAGAGGTAATATGGCTACTAGAACCCATGATCTTCTGATTACACAGGTACAAAAAAACATACCAGGTGGTGAAACCACACAGGATCTTACATTCAATCATCCAGTTAAATATATCGCGTCATCAGACACGACTACTAATGGTGCTCTCACTTCACGGGAAAATAAAATTAAATTGAGTATAAACGGGGTTGAATTAAGTAATTATAAATGGGGTAAACCCCACTTCATAGATGTTATGAGTTACTATCATACAAACTTTGTTACATCACCCGATTTCTTCCTCTATTGCTTCTGTCTTATGACGAGTTCACTTCAACCAACGGGCACCCTCAACTTCAGTAGAATTGAATCAGCTAAAATTATGAGTGAACAACTCCCTATAAACGACCCAATTTATGCAGTCAACTACAATATCCTTCGTATTCAAAATGGGATGGCGGGTCTCCTCTATGCAAATTAATTTACCATCCTATATTAAATGGTGAAGAACCTCCCGTCAGTAGAGAGATCTACTCAGATTAGGTTTGGTAAGAATGTACCCGAAGCCACAGAACAAGCAGAAAATACAATCATTTTTAATGCGAGTAACGATATAGTTCCAGCAGAATATAGTAATGCTGTATATTTGTCACCAATCAGAAATAGAAGTAATTATACAGCTCCGGAGATTGTACTTCTGATGTATGATCGCAACACAAAAGAAATTACTGAATCTGGTGAGTCTGCGAATGCTCTTATCGGTGGTTCCACGTTAGACACAGTTGCGAATCGCTCCAATGCGACTTCAAACACTCTTCAATATGTGGGTGCACTTAACAATGTTGGTTTTGTTACAGACTCGAACGTTGGTATATCAAATTTGAATCCTGAACATACTATGAGTGTTGGTTCGAACTTATATATTGATGACACAGGTTCAAACGTTCTCGTTGTTTCCGGTGACGTGGCTATTTTAAATAATCTCACTATAGATGGTAGTCTTCTTGTAAATGGACCTGCTTCTCTAATTTATACCGAGAATACAACAATCAAAGATGCCATTGTTGAACTTGGTACAAACAATAGTACGGTTGACACAACCGTTGATTTGGGAATTATCATGCGTAGACCTGATTTTTTTTCAAATGTAATCGTTGGGTATAGAGAAGATGCAGATGAATTTGCAATTGCATATACTGAGGGAACTCCAACTGACAAATTAATAACACCAAAAACCGATGAAGACATCAATGTGCACGTTTATGGTCTAACCCATATAGATGCTAATATTTACGCCCACGAGGATGTAATTGTAGCGGGTAATGTACATGTATCCACAAATGTTTATATTGTAGAAGATTTGAATATAAGTAATAATGTGTATGCGAATAAGGACTTAGAAGTTTTGGGTAATGTGTATGTTTCTACAAATGTTTATATTGTAGAAGATTTGAATATAAGTAATAATGTGTATGCGAATAAAGACTTGGAAGTTGTGGGTAACGTCTATGTAGATGGAAATGTTGTAGCTTACAAGGATCTAAGTGTCACTGGGAATGTTTATATTGTAGAAGACTTGAATATAAGTAATAACGTATATGCGAATAAAGACGTGGAAGTTGTGGGTAACGTCTATGTGAGTGGTAATGTCGTGGCTTACAAAGATTTTACTCTAACCGGTAATGCTTATATAAATGGTAATGTTTATATTGTAGAAGATTTGAATATAAGTAATAATGTGTATGCGAATAAAGACTTGGAAGTTGTGGGTAACGTCTATGTGGATGGTAACGTCGTAGCCTATAAAGACTTCACACTGACTGGTAATGCCTACGTCACTGGGAATGTTTCTATAATCGAGGAGTTAACTATTAGCAATAATGTATATGCCGATAAAGACTTAGAAGTCATGGGTAACGTCTATGTAGATGGGAATGTTGTAGCTTATAAGAATCTAAGTGTTACGGGTAACGCCTACGTCACTGGAAATGTAGAAGTAACAAATCGTTTAATAGTATCTGGAAATACACACCTTCAAGGTGACAACGTGTTTATCACAAATACTTTAGATCTATTAGATCCAAAAACAGCTTTGACAACAGATCATATCTCAAATGTTCATGTAAAATTGGATCAATTATCAAATGTGGTTTTGTCCAACTATCTAAACGAGGACATTATAGTGTATGATGGAACAAATTGGACAAATCAAAAACAAAATCATACATTCTTATACGCAAAAGCTAACGGTGTCTCACTAAATAAAGGTGATGTCGTATACGCGACTGGAACAACAGGTAACAATATATTTAACATTGCCAAAGCGGATGCACGTGATCCCACAAAAATGCCCGCGATTGGTATATTGTACCAAAACTTAGCTGTAAACCAAGAAGGTCTTGTTGTTTCATTTGGACGCGCGGATAGTGTTAATACTTTTGGTTTTAAAGAAGGTGAGACGGTTTACGTGAGTAACACTGTACCCGGTGGTCTCTCAAACGTTGTACCTCACGGTGTAGTGGGTGGTATACCCAATCTTATCCAAAACGTAGGTTTAGTTGTGAAACCACATCTACTTCAAGGTGTTGTTTCTGTAACAGGTGTTGGACGTACAAATGCTATTCCTAATGGCGCCTTTATTACGGACTATAATGAAATGGATTGTATTTACGTAAATAGTCTAAACAACGATTTGAAGAAAATTAGATCCGAAAATTTGAACATCCCACTAACAACAGCTGTGAGTAGCTCGAGTAATTCTGTAGCGAATGCGGTGACTCTCCGTGGTATGAGCGTGACATCCGGTGACGGTTTCCATGGTGACCTAGTTGTTACCGGGAATGTCACTGTTGATACAAACACTTTTAAAGTGGATGCAGAGACCAGTCGGGTGGGGGTAGGAACGATTACACCCAAATCTACTCTTCATGTCACCGGCAACGCGTTTGTGACTTCAAACATCACTACGAGTTCAAATGTTCTCATCGTTGGAACAGCCGCGAGTACTTCCAAAACTACGGGTGCTCTCCAAGTGACTGGTGGTGTAGGTATTCAAGGAAATATTAATGCTACCTATGCCAATATTGAAAGTGTCACAGTTACAAATGCAACTCATTCCATTTCTAAGGATACAGGTGCTCTCATCGTAACCCAAGGTGGTCTAGGTGTTGAGTCTAATATCCACTCTACAAATGTATTTGTAGCATCGCATATGGGAGTAGGCACATCTCAAACGTCTAATACTTTTGATGTTAGAGGTACATCTAATGTGGGCACCCTAATTACAACATCTACCCACATTTCAGACGCAACTGCGTCAATCTCAAAGACAAGTGGTGCTCTTCTAGTGAAGGGTGGTGCCGGTATACAAGGAAACGTATATGCCACAAATGGTGTTTTTACATCTAATGTAACTATTGACAATCTCTCAGGTGGGACGAACAAGTACTTACCGATGGTTAATACACAGGGTACTTTCGTCAGGTCACCAGTTTATGTAACACCTGGGGGTAAATATGTAATCACTGCGAGTGAAGCTGAATTTTTAGGTAACATCACACTTGGCGGTAACACAACTATTCTTAGTTCAACTTCTGTTGTCATAGAAGATAGAATTTTTGGTATAGGTAAAAATAATAGTGCTGATGGTTTTGATAGTGGAATATTATTAGAGCACCAAGATGATGGTGTGTACTCTAATCTTGCTATTATACACCACGCAGCTGATCATAAATTTTCTATAGGATATACACAAAATACATTTACAGATAATCATATTTTACATCAGCAACATCCAGATAATATCACACTGTTAATTGATTTACAGGGTAACACACATGTACAAAATAGTTTATCAGTATCTGAATTAGGTACATTTGGTACTAGTGTTGTTATAGGTGCGAATTCACCAGATTCTAATCTTTTCGTTACCGGTAATGTATATGCGACTTCAAATATCATAACGGAATCCAATGTTCTTGTGACAGGCCCGACTGCAGCCACTTCAAAGACAACTGGTGCCCTCCAAGTGACTGGTGGTGTGGGTGTGAGTGGAGATATATATGCAACAAATGTGAATTTTGAAACTGTAGAGGCTGATAATATAACAGTTACCGATACAACTACATCTGATAGTACAACTTCTGGTGCTCTGAAGGTTGCTGGTGGTATAAGTACACAAGAAAACCTAAACGTTGAAGGTGTTATCAAGAGTTGGAATACAACAGATGCATCTTCTACATCAACCGGTGCGGTACAGATTGTGGGTGGCCTCGGTGTTTCTAACAGTATTCACGCTGATACCATTAGGGGTGCGACAATTCTCACGGGACCTCTTATATACGGTACAATCGAAGGATCAAATACAGCATCATTCTCCGCCTTATACGGTACAATCGAAGGATCAAATACAGCATCATTCTCCGCCTTATACGGTACAATCGAAGGATCAAATACAGCATCATTCTCCACCTTATACGGTACAATCGAAGGATCAAATACAGCATCATTCTCCACCTTATACGGTACCCTTTCTGGGTCAAACACAGCAAGTGTCTCAACTCTCACAGTTACAGATACTACACAAGCTACAAGTGTTACCACAGGTGCACACACGGTTATTGGTGGTATAAGCACACAAACCAATGTACACGCTTCAAACGTATATACACACGGCGGTCTTATTACAAATAGAGCGGGTACGTGTATGAAGACATATTCTCACAAAGGATCTTTGCCACTCAATGCTACTATAGCAAATGCAACGTTTGGTGTTCAGTTCTCAAACCATATATTCCAGGCAAAAATATACGCGATATTAGTTGAAGGTACAGTCACCGTAAGTAGAATGGTTCAGGATTGTTGTGGTGGTCATATATCAGGTGGTGTACCTGGTACCATAACCTTAGGCACTACAAATGTAATCGGTCACAGTGCATGTCCTTGGGATACAATAGTAAATGCTAATACAAACACCGTGACTATTAAGGCAAAAGAAAATGTCGTTGGTAATGGATATTATGATATATTCGTTGAATATCTATCATCGCATGCAGATGGAAGGGTGGAAAAGTTTACACAAGGTGGTGTAGATGAGATTATGTTCAACTATTAATTATAATTTTCGTAAATCATGTACTTAAAAAAACATTACTATTAGTAGTATGACTACGAGAATTCAAACTTTCGGTGGAAATATAGGGATAGGCACAGATGACCCTGGGTCTTATAAACTAAATGTAAATGGTATAGTCAAAGCGAACTCTTTAGTTGTTAACGGTGTAACAAATTCCGGAATTCCTATTGGTTTAATTGAAATGTGGAGTGGCACAGTCGCTACAATTCCAGAGGGTTGGGCTCTCTGTAATGGGCAATCTGTTATTCGAAGTGATAACGGTGCATCTATAACAACTCCAAATCTCACAAATCTGTTTGTCCGGGGGGCTGTGGGAGATAATCCATCTCCAGCGTACCCAGGACAATCAGGTGGTTCAAACAACGCAACAATATCAACACCAAATCTCACTAATCATACACACACATTTACTACTACTGCGCATGATACGACTCATAATCACGGTAACGTTACACCGGTAGATTTTCCTCATTCTCATGGTCTTACCACAAGTAGTAATGCTCATGGTCATCCTAGCTCACAGGCTAATGCACCACACTCTCACTCTACTGGAAGCGAAAACGCACCCCATAACCATGGTGACACCCAATCTATACAAAATCCTCACTCACACACCGTTGATGATGCTCAGGCATCTCACAATCACCCGTTTATAGGTGCAAATATAAGTCTAGCCGGTGGTGGACCCAGGTCTTGCAGGGCATTCCCAGGTACAAATACCATTACTAGTTATTCTAACATGAATCATAGTCACACTGTTAATACGGGCAATTCACCTCATAGACACAATTACGGCGCTAATAATATGGCTCATGATCATAACTCTGGTACGAACAATAATCCTCATTCCCATAATACTTCGAACAACTCCACACCTCATACACATCCTGTAGATGCCAACAATGCAGCTCACACTCATCCTGTTACAGAAACATCTATAGGTCACACTCATACGGGTACTACGGGGTCAACGGGACAAGGAACTGCTTTCTCGATTACAAATCCGTATTATGTACTGGCTTATATCATGAAATACTAGATGTAATTCGTAAATCACGTACTTAAAAAAACATTACTATTAGTAGTATGACTACGAGACTTCAAACATTCGATGGAAATATTGGGATAGGCACAAATGACCCCGGGTCTTACAGATTAAATGTAGTCGGGAATCTCAAAGCAGACTCTTTAGTTATTAACGGTGTAACAAATTCACAAGTTCCCATCGGTTTAATCGCTCCATGGGCTGGTACAGTCGCTACAATTCCAACGGGTTGGGCTCTCTGTAATGGGCAAGCCGTTATTCGAAGTGATAACGGTGCATCTATAACAACTCCAGATCTCAGATCAAAGTTTGTCAGGGGGGCTGTGGGAGATAATCCATCTCCAGCGTACCCAGGACAATCAAGTGGTTCAAACACCGTATCAGTAACATCCGCACTTATGACTAGTCATACACATACATTTACCACTGGCAGCAATGCCGCACCACATTCCCATCCTACTGGGAACAACTCTACACCTCACACTCATGGCGGCGACATCGGCGATGATACTGTAGTTCACAACCATGGTGCAACTTCAACGGTTAACGCACCACATAGTCATACATTTCAACAAAACTCTACACCTCACTCTCATAACAACTCTCCTACAACAGGGTTTGCTAATGCACCTCACACTCATAACAGTAATACAACCGACTGTCCACACGCTCATTATTATGGTAATTATGTAGCTTCCCCTGGTAGCTCCTTACTTGCCAACTCGCCGCGTATTGCTAATTCTCCAGGAACTCCTGCTAATACAGGACAATCTTATGGTGGACACGGCCATCCTGTGGAGACAAACTCTTTTATTCACGATCATGGTGTATCCC